TTATGGTTGAAAAGCAATCCTTATCTTGGTTTAATCGGTATTGGTGCTGCTGCTACAACTGGTGTCTTGGTGTTTAAAAGTTTGAATATTGTTATGGATTGGGCTTTTAGGATATTTAATTTTTCCCCTGATTTTTCTACAAGTGAAACTGAGAGTGATATCAGACAACAATCTAATGAAAAACCCGACAAAGATATGGAGTTTATGAGGAAGCCTCTTTATAACTTTTATTCTGTGCGTATTCGTGCTACTGTCCCTAGTATAAATAAGTTTATAAATGTAACCCCGTCTCAGGCTTTTGCTATTGCAGACCATACTCTTGAGCTTCCCTATCATGTAATTGTGTTGTGCGATATGTATAAACTAAGAAAGGGTGTTACAAAAGTTGAAATTGGGTTAATTCCAGTCAATACACGATTAACTGTCCCATCAGAATGGTTTAATATCGAAGATCTAACGATAGATAGAATAGGTAAGTCTGTTGATATAGCTAGGGTAACTTTTCCATCCTCTTTAGATAAGTTTCCATGCATAAAAAGATATATTCCTAAGAAGACCCCTGAATTGTTAAAGCTTATACAGTCTAGAGATTTTTTAACTGCTTCTGCGTTCGTTATCCGTGGTGGTATTTTGGCTAGAGAAAAAGTTAAGGTATCATATAATGGGCATTTTAACTACCCTTTAGTTACCACTATGATGGACCCACTTGCTCGAGATACTATCACATTGCCTTCTATAGATGTAGATATTGAGCACTCGCTAAAGATAGATTTTCCAACTATTGATGGTGATTGTTATATGGCTGTATTTATTGATGACCCTATAATTAGAACGTTAACTTCTATCGATCCACAGTTACAAAATCCAATATTAGCTTATAGACACCTAGCAGGAAATCCGAGTGTTCATTTAGGATACGGTGCTTTGATGTTTCGTGATGATTTTGATTCTATTGAATCTAGTGGTTTAAAGTGTCCTCAATTGTTGTTGGAGGAAGATTCTATTCTTAGGAAATTAAAGCTAGAAGAGTTGTTACCAATGAATCAGCAAAATAATTCAACTGAACTTGTATCCGTTATACTTGACCCCCCTAAGCATTTAGCCCCTCATCATCCTATTCAAATGTCTTGTTTATCTATTCC